TCATCGACAAGGCCGGCATCGTGCGTTTCGCCGAGGAGAACCAGCCCGGAGAGCCCCGTGACCAGGGAGCTTGGGCCAGGGCGCTCGCCGCGCTAGAGTCCTGAGTCGACTCCGGCGGAACTCGCCGGAGATCGGGGCGTGTAGCTCAGTGGTAGAGCTCTGGTTTTACACACCAGCGGTCGGGGGTTCGAAACCCTCCGCGCCCACCATTGCCCCTTGCCTGTTTACGCAGGTGAGGGGCGATTTTTCTACTTCCAGACAGAACCGCTCAAACGGCGGCGGACAGTTTTCGGACAGTCAAGCCGAAATCGCACCCCGTCGCGCACGGTCCAACGCGTCCGCCACGAGGTCGAGATCGTCGTCGAACAGGTCGGCATACACGTCGAGTGTCATGGCCGCGGACGCGTGCCCGAGCATCCGCTGCACCGCCTTGACGTGAGCACCGGCCGACACCGCGAGCGATGCCGCTGTGTGACGTAGATCGTGCGGGGTCAGCTCGGGAACCCCGGCGGCCTTCGCGGCGGTCCGGAACCATGACCGTTGCCGCGGCCGGCGCATGAACCCGCCGTCGGTTCCCGGGAACACGAGATCGTGGCGGTCCTTCCCCTCACACAGCGCCGCCAGGTCCTCGACGAGGAACCTCGGTACTGGGATCGACCGTTCCTTCATCGACTTCGTCGTCCCGACCATCACATTCGCCCCGACCTCCACCGCGTTGCGGGAGACGATCAGGCGGCGCCGCAGCAAGTCGAGATCGCAGACGCGAAGTCCGATCGCCTCACCCCACCTCAGGCCGCAGTACGCCAGCGTCAGCACCAACGCTGACTTGTCCCCGGCGGCACCCGCCATCTTCGCCACCTGTTCGTGGGTGAGATAGATCTTCCGCTTGGGGCGCTTGCGCGGCAGGTTCTCGATCTTCCGGGCCTTGTTCGTCACCAGCTTCCGGTCCCGCACTGCGCGGTCGAGGATGCCGGCGAGCACGGCGTGGGCGCGGATCGTGGTGGTGGCCGAGGCCGCCTTCTTGATTACGACGTCAGGGTCGTTGGGGTCACGGATTTCGGTGACCAGGTCGGCGATCCACTCTTCGACGTCGCTGATCTCGATTGATGCGATCGGTTTGTTGCCCCACCGCGGTTCGACGTGCGTACGCCAGGCGGAATCGAGCCCGACGTACGCCGATGGCTTGAGGCGTGACTTCTTGGCGGCGAGCCAGGCTGGCGCGAGCTCGGCGACGAGCGTGCGTCCGTCCCTGGGGTCGACGTACTCGCCGTCGGCTTTGCGGACCTCGATGCGGGAGGCGAAGTCTCGGGCGGCCTCGGCGTTGGTGAATCCGGACTTGCTGCCTTGGCTGCCGTCCGGTTTCATGTACCGGACCTTGTAGCGGGTGCCTTTCGTGGTGCTGTACGACTTGACGGTGGCCATCGGTTAGGGCTGCTCTCGCCAAGCGCTCCGAACAGCAGCAGGATCTCCCGTGCCGTCGAACTTGTAATCCTGGTACCGGTCGACGCGAATCTTTCCCAGAGTCTCTTTGCCGTAGAAGTTCCAGACCGACATCGATCCCACCGCCTCTGCGTACGGCGTGACCTGGAGTGCGGTTGCCAGTTCCGTCGCGAAGTCTTTGAACTCGTCGCCGTCCAGCTCGGGCGCGCAGATGTAGAAGATGGCCGACACCATGCTCGGATCCTCTTTCCATTCGAGGGTCTGGGTGGTGACGAACTTGACATGTTCTCGCGACGGGAAGGTCGAGGTGACAGCTTCGAGTTCCGGAACCGGGGTCCCGGCGTAGTCGCTGCAATTGCTCATGTCGATGGAGGATGCTGCGATCGGCGCCGGCGAGCACGAAGCGCGATTGGGAAGTGGTTCGAATTCATATCCGCCGACGGTTAATCCAGTGCGGGCTGCTCCCAGTGAGTCCAGGGCGAATTTGCCGTTGGCTTGGCGCGCGCCGCCCTCTGCTTTCTGGCTGTCCCCACAGTCGACCTGGACGTGCCATCCGCCCACGTCAGAACTCTTGTACAGACGTCGCACTTCTTGAAAGGCGTTGCGCAGCTGCTGATCTGTGTAGTCCTGGGCGACGATCATTACGAGGTAGCCCTCGCGCTCCTCGCGCAGCCAGTATTCGGCGACGTCAGTATTGACGGCTGTCGTTGATGGACGTTCGGAGGTCGTGCTGGGATTGGCCGCTTCGGACGCAACGGCGGTGGCTGTGGTGCTGGCAGGAGTGGCAGTGGGCTCGGCATCGGACGAGCAAGCTGTAAGCGTGAGCGCCCCAGCGAGTGTGGTGGCGAGCGCGTATCTACGCATGGTCTTCCTTCCAGGGGTGATCATTCAGTTGGTCCGGCGAGCGATCTGGCGTTCGACCCACTTCCGTTCGCCGGCGGTCAGGGTGCGTATTCGGGTCAGGAGGATGTCGTGGTCGACCCACAGCTCCTCGGCGGCCTCGTCGTCGGCGCGCCCCTGGCACCACATGAGCGCGTCGACGAGCTCGGGCAGGCGGATCATCCGGCGGGCGGTGAGCTCCTCGACGACGTGTTCCTCGCGGGCCGCGAAGAACGGGTGCGGGGGTACGGGCCCGCGTTCGAGGTGGTTTATCTCGTGCGTGAGGGTGGAGCGCCGTTCTGTCTGCGAGCTGGTCTTGTCGATCTCGATGCCGCCTCGGGTGAGACGGCCGAGATTTCCGTGGGTGGGGCGGTCGACGAAGTGGACGTCAACGTGCGGAAAGTGTTGGTGCAGATGCCTCCATGGATTCCACTTGCGGCGGGACATGGAGGGATTAGAACACTTGTTCGAAGTAACTTCCACGTAACACGCTGATCTTGTAGCAGGTTGCTACACGGGAGATGGCGGTGATTAAGCGCCGTCCTCCGGCCCGTCCGGGTCGGGGTGATCCCACGGTTCGCTTTCCAGTCGCCGGCGCTTCCGTTCCCGCGTCTCGCCCTTGCGCGCCGCCAGCTCGTAGCCCTCGGGCTCCTCGACGTCTTCAGGTCCCTCTGCGTCCTCCGGCTCATCGTCGACAAGGCGCAGGCCTGGATCCTCGGCGGGCAAGTCTCCACCCCTGGTGTCGTCTTGGTCGTCACGCCCTTCAAGCATTCCGTCGATGACGCGGAGGATCGCTTCTCGTTGACTACGTGACAGTCGGTGCGCCTTCTGGGGGAGCCTGAAGGGCTCGCGGACAGGCTCGCCGCGGAGTTCCCATGCCTTCTTGACGGTGATGCCGAGTGCATCCGCGATCAGTTCGGCGGTGCCCTCTTCGACACCCTCGCCCTTCACGAATCGGCTCACGCGGTCGGCGTAGATCCCCGCGGATTCGGCGACCTTTCGCATGCTGCGGCCGGCGAACACTTCTTCCCATTGGGGCGGTAGTCCCGCTCGCTTCTTCGTCACGTCTACGAACCCTGCCTGTAGCTGTCGGTGTTGCCCAACTTCTTGTGTAGACAACGTGTCTACAAATTACCTGGCGCAACGGACAGCAACCTGGAGCTTCTGTGCCTCGACAGACTTCCGGCTTGTAGACACCACCGTCTACATGTTGTACTGTCGCACACAACACACAACAAACCGTCTACACTTCGAAAGGCAGGGGAAATGCAGCACTACACAGACGGGAGGTTCTGGGTGAAGCTCATCAGTTCGAAGGCGTTCAGCCAGTACGTCGAGCATCGCGGATTCACGGTCCGTTCCCTTGCGGCGGCAACGGACAAGGAGCTCAAGAAGGCGAAGGCTATGCGCGGCGACAAGCCTGCTGGGTGCTCCCGGTCCCTCATCGGCCACCTGATGTCCGGGCATAGGAACACCTGCTTGCCGCATACCGCTCGCGCCATCGAAAGGGTTCTCGATGCGCCCGCAGGCTCTCTTTTTGTGCCCCAAGTGTTGCCCGTTGTTCGCAACACTGCTGCATAGCTTCCGATCCGCTCAACCGAAAGGAGCAGTACGTGACGTCGACTCTCACCCGCGAGATCCCGCTGTCGATCGAGGACACCGCGCGGATGCTCGGCTGGCAGGGCCCCGGCACCCACACCTCGCCCTCGTATAACACCGTCCTCAAGGCCTGCCAGCGCGGCGATCTGCCCGCCCATCAGGCGGACGGCCCGAACGGAAAGCGCAAGTGCCGCTGGATGATCCTGCCCTCCGATGCCATCGCATGGCGCAGCGGCAGGCTGCCCGCCCGTACGAAGTCGCTCCGATGAGCACCTCGACCGACAAGCGCCCAGCAAACGAAAAGGCCGCCCCGTATGCGGCGGGACGGCCTGACATCGAAACCCTGGAAGGAAATCAGATGCCTTACAACCTTACCTCAGACGATCTCGAAGTCGAGATCGGCGAGCTGATCGACCACTACCGAGTGGGCGCCCGCAGCACCAACTTCGGAGTTCTCTCCATCCAGCGATTCACCTGCAACGGCAGCTGGTCGGTGCGCATGCTCGTCGACGGCCGCTTCACGGGCGAGCATGTCGACATCTGGTTCGACGCCGACGGGCGCGCCTGGCATGCGATCAACGCCGATGGCCCTGAGCTGGCGACTGCGTTGCTGAACGCCCGCAATCGTTTCGTCGAGTCGGCTCCGGTCGAGATGGCGAAGGGGGCCTGACATGTCGATCCTCACCCGGCCTCTCACCGACGCCGAACTCAAGGCCGCCGGCATCGAGCCCGCTCCGATCGCGCACGAGACCTTCACGCAGGTGTTCGCTGTCCACGACGGGGAACTCGAGATCGTCGACGAGGACAAGGGCGACGACACTCCTCCTGGCCCGGCGCGTATCGGTCTCGCCGTGTGGGCCTGGGCGATCACCTTCGGTGGCGCAGTCGGTGCCCTGATCTTCGCCGCGGAGGTGGCGTCGTGACCATTTTCATCGACAGTCCGGTTCGGACGACGAACCGCGAGCGCCGCACCTGCACCTGCGCAGGCACGGCCCCGGGATTCCCTCAGCACGAGATCGGCTGCGGCACCACAGCCTTCGAGCCCGCGGACACGCGGTGCTGCGGCTGGGCTGACGGCATCTGCGACGGCTGCCCGAAGGCGGTGGCCTGATGGCGAAGCGACAGAGCGTCCACATCCTCGAGTCCGCGCAGTTCGGTGACACCACGATGCCGGAGTACGTCATCGAACCGGCACGCCGCACCGTCGCCGCCAACGCCCGCAGCGTCGAGGATGCACGCCGGCTCCTCGAGATGCTCGGCCTCATCGAGCCTGTCATCACCGCAGAGGTTGCCGCTGGGCCGGTGAAGTGCCAGCGCCGCTGCGAGCAATGCGGGAAACCGATGCGGAACCAGGGCGAGGACCCGGGCATGTGGCCTGGGACTGTCGCCATCCGCGCCAAGGGCATGTGCGGCCCCTGCTACGACCGCGACCTGCAGGCACGCAATGCGTCGTGAGTGCACCTGCGGTGCAGCCGGGTTCGGGCATGAGCCCGGCTGCACCACGAGGCAGGACACCGACACCGACAACCACCTCGAGCTGTTGCTCGACAACGACCGAGAGGAACTGACATGGCCGTTGCCATGAGCCGGGCGCAGATCGTCGAGACGGCCCGCACCCGCGGTTGCTACCTGCGTATCCGTCACGGCAAGCACATCTCCCAGCCGCTGCCCCCGGGCCGTCCGTGGGCCGTGCAGATCGCCTTCCGCAACGTCATCGACCGTGAGGCGCTGGCAGGTTCGTTTCCCACCCACGAGCAGGCCGTCGAGTTCGCACTCGGCCGCCTCGCCGAGCTGAAGGGCTTTGCACGATGAGCGCCATCGAGACCACTGTCCGCAACCTCGCCGCGATCGCCGCCGCGAAGAAGTTGCTGGCCGAGGCGGAGGCCCGGGAGAAGGCCGCGTTGACTGGGCAGATCGCTCGCGGTACCGCCTACGCCTACACGGCGTCCGGCGCCGAGCTCGGGTACGCGACGGTGCCGAAGCCGACGAAGCCGAAGCCAGTCGTGACGATCACCGATGAGGCGCAGGTGTTCCCATGGCTCGTCGAGACGTTCGGGCCCGAGGTCATCGAGGAGCGTGTGGTGCTCACCGACCAGGGGCGCGCCTCGCTTGAGGCGTACGTCCTCGAGGCGCACAAGGCCGCCGGGTCGGAGGACTACTTCGACCTGCCGGGCGTCTCGGTGTCGGTGCCGCCCGCGAAGGCCCCGACACCGCGGTTCACGCCCGCGAAGAACGTCGTGGAGCTGGTGCGTGGCATGGCCGCTGCCGGCGAGTTGAACCTCGGCGAGGTGCTCGCGCTCGAAGGTGGTGCGCAGTGACCGCTCTCAGCTTCGCGCCAGCCACCAAGGAGGCCAGCAAGGCCAGGATCGCGCTCTGCGGCCCGTCGGGTTCCGGAAAGACGTACACCGCCCTTGCGCTCGCGACCGCACTGTCGGATCGAGTCGCGGTGATCGACACCGAACGAGGTTCCGCCTCGAAGTACGTCGGGCTCAACGGCTGGACGTTCGACACCGTTCAGCCGGACTCGTACAGCCCGCGGTCGCTGGTGGACCTGCTCGGCTTGGCGGCCGGCGGCGGGTACGGCGTCGTCATCATCGATTCGCTCTCGCACTACTGGGAGGGCGCGGACGGGATGCTCGAGCAGGTCGACCGCAAGTCTGGTGCCAACAAGTTCACGTCGGGATGGAAGGACATGCGACCTGAGGAGCGTCGCATGATCGACGCCATCATCTCCTTCCCTGGGCACGTGATCGTCACGCTCCGCACGAAGACGGAGTACGTGATCGTCGAGAACGAGAAGGGCAAGAAGGAGCCGCAGAAGGTCGGTTTGAAGCCGATCCAGCGGGACGGCATCGAGTACGAGTTCGACCTGATCGGTGAGTTGGATGTGCAGAACACGATGCGAGTGACGAAGTCCCGCATTCACACACTCACCAACGTGGTCATCCCTCTGCCCGGTGAGGAGCTTGCCCACCAGATCGACGCTTGGCTGTCGGATGGTGTGCAGGTACCGACGGCGGCCGAGTTCCGCAAGCGCGCTCTGGATCTCACCGGGAACAAGGCTGGTCTGCTCGCGCTGTACGCGGAGGTGAAGGGGCATCGGATGCTCGGTTCTCCGACGACCGACGCCGAAGGCCGGCCGGGTGTGCTCGGCGATCTGATCACCTACCTGGGTTCACAGGCTGCCGCGAAGCTCGCCGCGGTGCCGAACGACTGAACACCTGATCTTGCCGGGTGGCGGTGTGCCGACGGAGTCCTGATCCGGCGCACCAGATGTGCGCACCACACCGCCCCCGGCATCCCTTTGGAGGCAAGGAATGAACCAATCTGAACTGAAGGGGCTGATCGCCGCGGCGCTGATGCCCGGCGCGCCGGAGCTGGTTGCCGACACCGCCGCGAACCTCGCGCGCACAATCCTCGAGCGGCACGAGGTGGTCGAGCTTCCCGCTTCGTCGTTCGAGGATGAGCACGGCGTCACCTGGTCCGACTCGTCCGGCGGTTTCCAGCTCGCGACGGTCGCCGGTCCCGAGGCTTGGGTGGCTGGGGAGATCCTGTCGCCCGACGAGCTGCAGGAGACCGCCGCTGCGCTGCTGGCTGCTCGCCGTCTGGTGCTGGCGGAGCGTGCCGAGGTACACCAGGCGACGGGGTTCGTCTGGTGAGCGTCGACATCGTGCTCGAGTTGCCGTACGAGAAGCCTCCGCTGTCGATGAACGACCGGCTGCACTGGCGAAAGAAGGCCGCGATCACCGCGTCGATCCGCGAGGTCACACACACGCTCGCCAGGCAAGCGAAGGTGCCGACCGGCCGCGGCCGCGTCACGGTGTGCCTGCACTACCGGCCGCGCGACAACCGTCGGCGCGACGCCGACAACCTCATGCCGGTGCTCAAAGCAGCATGCGACGGTCTCGTCGACTACGGGCTCACCGCCGACGACACCCCTGAGCTGATGCAGAAGCTCATGCCCGTAATCCACGCAGCAAAGAAGGGCCGTCCTGGCTCTCTCTGGCTCACGATCGGAGATCCCCAGTGACCCAACCCATCAGCGCGTACACCGGGGGAGATCCGGGCGCGGACCCGGCGCACGAATGGAAGCACAACTCCCGGGGGAGCGCGGTCGTCGTGGCCGCGCCCCCGGGTGCCACGGGGCCGCATCGGTTGACGGTGACGCGCACTACGACGTCGACGGTGATGCAGTCCGGAACGGCCGCCGCCGCGGTCCGGCGTCGCTGCGATCTCCTGCGCGAGACCGGAACTCTCGCGACGGTCGCGGAGACGATGGACGGCTACATCGTGCGGTTCACGGACGCGGACGGGGCCCGGGTGGTCCTGAAGTACGAGGGGGCCTGATGCCCAAGCGAATCCAACGTAAGCGCACGAAGGGGTGGCGGATGCCTGATGGTGCCGTGTATGTCGGGCGCGGGACGAGGTGGGGAAATCCATTCGTCGTCGGCCAGGCCCAGATTCGCGTCCCGGGTGTCGCCGCGGAGTGGGAGTACGAGGGCCGCCTGCACAAGCCGACAGGGGAGCGGACGTTCTACTGCACGGGAACGGATGACGCCGGGATGCCGGTCGGCTTCTGGCACGACGTCCGACTGGCTACCAGGGAGCAGTGCGTCGAGATGTACCGGATGCGAGCGCTGCGGCTTGACGTGCACAACGTCGGTCGCGGCGAGCCGCTTGCGGTCATCCGCGCCGAACTGGCCGGACGTGACCTCGCGTGCTGGTGCCCGCTCGACCAGTCGTGCCACGCCGACGTGCTCCTCGAGATCGCCAACGAGGAGGTCCACCCATGACCCGTCTCATTCGTGCCGCCGGTGTCACCGGCCTGTGCCTCGCCGGATGGCTCACCATCACCGCCTGGACCATCGACCGCGCCTCACAAGCCCTCTACGAGATCGGGGACAGCGAATGACTGAAACGACCGGCCGGCACATCGTCACCAAGGACATCGATCTCGAATGCCCGGGCGAGTTCACGTACACCTGGGAATGCCCCGGCCCGAAGCACTGCTCCGGGTTTCAGGAGTGCTGCGAGACACGACCAGAGGACGACCCTTGCTCGGGTGACGAATTGGAGCTGCACGGCGTGGTGCACACGTACCACGACGGCTACGGCTGGACTGTTCCGTACCAGGGCTGCGTGCTCGCGCCTTACCAGGACCTCGAGGTAGACGACGCACTCCTCTACGAACCTCCCGGACGGTACGTGATCGACATCTACTGGAACACGCCGGAAGAGCCGTACATCGACGGCGTTGAGCGGGTGACGCCATGAGCCTGCACCACGAGCGGCAGCGCGCCACCCACGGCTACCCGCTGCACCGCGACCACACCGAAGATCTCGAGACCGGCATCGCATCCGCCGTACGCGAAATCGACGAGATGCGCGCCGCACTCGACGACATCCGCAATTACGCCCAACTCCTACGCGACCTCGCCCAGACGCACCGCGAAGCCGAAGCCCCATTCACGGCGCGCCTGTACGACGACGTTGCCACCACCCTCGAACGCAAGATCGGAGACCGGCCGTGACTGATCCGACGACACCCGAAGGGCGCGCCGAACTGCGGCAGTTGCTCGAGGACGGCAAACGCGACCACTGGGAAGTCTGCACCGATGGCCGCACGATCGGCGAAGACGCAGGCGACGACATGGCTAAGTGGATCGGCGAGGCAGGACCGTGTGCGGCCGATCTGATCGTCGCCGCAGTGAATGCGCTTCCCGCTCTGCTCGACGCGCTCGAGCGAGCAGAGGCTGCGATCGAACGGGTCCAGGCGCTCTGCATGAGCACGGACGGGGACTGGATCAACTCCGACTTCATCGGCAACACAGTCGGGGACATTCGTCGCGCCCTGGACGGTGACCAGTGACCCCCGATCAGCTCCGACTACTCACCGAACTCCACCCCCGGCAGATCCTCGGACTCGCCGACGCACCCGACTACTGGTGCCCCCAACTCCGCGACACCCGCGGCGGCGGAACCCCAACCGACCCGGAATGGCACGCCGCCGGCCTCTGGCGCAAAACCTACACATGGGGCATCGCCATCACCCAGCCCGGCGACTACATGGAAGAACGCGGCATCACCGCACCCGAACACACCGTGACCCTCACCTGGCGGCAAATCACGGCCTGGGCAGAAGCGCTGCCCGAGGAACGCCGCATCGCAGCGCGGAAGGCACGCATGTCGATCCACGCCGCCGACGAGAACACCGCGGTCGCAGAGCTCTTCGCGCCAGCCGTCGGGGCTGAACCGGAGATGACGTTGTGGTGACCGAGTGCCCGGTGTGCCGCCGGAAGGTGCACGCGTCCGAGTACACCGGCCGCGTCACCCGGCACGACGACACCGCGGGAAGTACCTGCCCGATGAGCGGGCACCACATCCCGCTCGAACAGCTCGAAAGGAGGGCCGCCTGATGGCGTCCACCGGGAAAGACCACGCCCGTATGAACCTCGGGATCTGGGGCGACGACGACTGGCTCGACTGCACCCCACCCGCGCAGCACCTGTACTTCGTGCTGTGGAACTGGCCGACTCTGTCGTACTGCGGTGCGGGGGACTGGCACCCGGGCCGCATCGCCTCGAAAGCGAAGGGATGGACGCCGGCTGCGGTCGAGCGTGCCGCCGCCGAGTTGTCCCGGGATCTGTTCCTGCTCATCGACGAGACGACAGGGGAGTTCCTGTTGCGGTCGTGGATCAAGCACGACGGCCTGTGGAAGGTGCCGAACATGGCCGTGTCGATGGCGAACGCGCGTGCCGAGTTGGCGTCTCGGACGTTGCGAGGGGTGATCGTGCACGAGGTGTCGAAGGTGCGTGCCACGCATCCGGGGTTGTCGTCGTGGGAGCGGGCCGCGGTGGTGTCGATGCTGGAGCAGAAGGCAGTGGATCCGGCGTCTCTGGAGCCGTTCACCCCGGCCGGTAACCCCAGCTCCAACCCCATTGCTAACCCCTCCGCTAACCCTTGGCCCAACCCCTACGCCAACCCTTCGGTTAACCCCACGCCCAACCCCCCGGCTAACGAAAACCCAAGGGATGGGGTTAACCCCACGCCCAACCCCGGCCTTACTCCTGCTCCTGCTCCTACTCCAGAAAGAAAGAGTGGTTACGTAAGTACGGAAGGAGACAGCGCGCGCGAAGACGAACCACCCTCCCTGAATTGCATCGACCATCCGGACGGCACCGAGCGGCCGTGCTTCGCCTGCGGCGAGGCCCGCCGCCGGCGCCGCGCCTGGGAGGACGAGCGGAAGCGTGTGGCCGCCGAGGCTCGCTCGGAGCAACTCCGTGCTGCGGCCCAGAAGCGCGCCAGAGCGATCGCGGAGTGCTCCCTGTGCGACGAGGACGGTTACGTCGATACGGCCGTCTGCGGACACGCTCAGGCCACGGAGCGGCGTCCGAGCCTCAAGGACCTGTATCAGCAAGCGAAGGCCGAGAAGACACGCGCATAGATGAGTGTTGTTGTGTTGCGAACAACGAACAACATTCGCGTATGCTCGAAGCCCGACCACGAAAAAGCCCCGCCGGAGCAGCAACTCCGCGGGGCACGAACACCGAGGAGACCGCTCGATGTCACTCGCAAACGTTACCGGAGACCTGGTCCCGTTCGCATACGGTGCGACCACGGTCCGGACCATCACCATCGACGGCGAACCCTGGTTCGTCCTGCTCGACCTCTGCGCGGTCCTCGAGATCGCGAACCCGCGCAACGTCGCGGCGCGTCTCGATCCGGATGCCGTCCGCCAGGCGGACGTCACCGACTCGCTCGGTCGCAGGCAGTCCACGACGATCGTCAACGAGTCCGGCATGTACGAGGTCGTCATCCGCAGCGACAAACCCGAAGCCGCCGCATTCCGCCGGTGGATCACCACCGACGTCCTCCCGACCATCCGCCGCACGGGCAGCTACAGCACCCAGCCCGCACTCGCCGGCGCCGAGCTCCTCGCGCACGCCGTCATCGAGGCACAGCAGATGCTCGCCGCCAAGGACCAGCGCATCGCACAGCTCGAACCCAAAGCCGAGTTCTACGACGAACTCATGGACGCCGACGGCACCTACTCGATGGCCGCGACCGCGCGCATCCTCGGCTGGGGCCGCAACGTCATGATGGCTCAGATGCGCCGCCTCGGCGTCCTCCAGACCAACAACCTCCCGTACCGGCGATACGACCACCACTTCAAGGTCACGCCCGGCACATACACCAACCGCAAGACCGGCGAGACCGTGCCGACCGCGACCACCTCGGTGCGCCCGAGCGGGCTGGAGTTCCTGCGGAAGAAGCTCGACGCCGTGCGCGAGCCTGTGCAGCGCGAGCTGAACGGAGCGCAGGCATGAGGCTGACCATCACCATCGGCCGCAACACCCCCGTACCCCTCGCGCACGACGACATCCGCGCCATCGTGCGCGAAGAGCTCACGCGACTACTGCGCGTCGACGCCTGCAGGCATCCGCTCGAATGCGAACGGGAGCCAGCCCTTCGCATCACCGATCACCACCACAGCGACACTCTCGATCGCCTCCAGGTGAAGGGCGATGACACTCTCCTTCACCTTGGCCGTCTCGCTCTCGTCGTAGATGAACTCCAACGGGATCGACGGATGCATCCACAAGAAGTCTCGGAACACGTCTCCGTCGCCATCAGTGCCGACGAGGCCCATCGAGAAGCACTTTCCGGTAGGGAACGCGACCGATACGAGTGCATGAACTTCCGCAAGCACGTGCGGAGCCAATCCGATGCGCTTCCCGTTGTAGACAAGTGTCGCCATGAAACTTCTCCTTCTGCTGATGTTGGCGCACACAGCGTAGGAGACCGAGCGGCTGTGGGGGCCCACATGAAGCCCCCACAGCCGTCCACAGCCACTGCCCTGGACGGCGACCAGTGACCGCGCCCAGGACCCGGATCCGGGCGTCCCTGCTCCTCGCCGCACTGTTCGCCGGCGGACTCATCGCCGGAGCCTGCCACCCCACCACCTACACGCCACCCATCGGCACCATCGAAAACCTCCAGGGGGAGAAGTGACCGACATCGACATCACACCGGAGCTGCTGCGGGACGTCGCCGACTGGCTCAACAAGCGCGGCTTGTATGCGGGTGTAGCGCGGATCCGCAGCGAGGCCGACAACCTCGAGCGCGAGCAGGCCGACGAGAAGCGCATCGACGAACTCCTCCAGGTGTTTTGGGCCGCGCGTGGGACCAGACATCACGTCGAGGATGCCGACCGGACTGCCATGCGCGCTGTCCTCGCGAAGCTCGAGCGGGACGACCTCATCACCAACCCGCTCGAAGCCGCCGAATACCAGGAGAAGGTCCTCGGCATCACGCAGGAACAGTGCGCGGCCGAAGCGAAGGCCGGGACTTTCCTCGCGTCGTACGAGGTCGCGCCGCGGCCCCAAAACGGCTACGGCGATCCCGGAGCCGACCCCGCCGACGAATGGGACCGCAAGCCCCGCCGGTGGAACGACCTCCGCGCTGTCCCCGCCGACGTGAAGCGCGTCCGAGACCGGACCGGTGGCTACTTCCTTCGCCGTGACGACCACGGAAACGAGTGGCAGAGGGAGTACGCAAACGGCAACCGCGGCCCCTTCGCAGCGAGCAAGGCGTCGTCGAACTTCTCGCCGTACACCGAGATCGTCGAGCGCAGGCCGTGACCCGCCTCCCGACGGTCCTCACCGCCTGGGTGCTCATCATCTCCGTCGCAGCACTCAGCCTCGCCGCCACCTGAACCCCGGCCCGCACCGACTTCCACACGGTGCGGGCCGGAACCATCCCCACCCACCGCGAGAAAGGCCCCAGCGCATGCCCGCCGCCTACACCAACCTCGACCAGGCCAACGCCCGCATCGACGCACTCGAAGCCGAACTCGCCGCCACCGCCGAAGCCGCCCGATTCGCCAGCAAGGCCGCCGAGAAAGCCCGCGCCGAAGTCATGGAACTCAAAATGACCGCCAACGCACCCTCCGGCACCGACTACCCACCCGCCGTCGCCGAAACCGTCGCCAAGAACCTCACCCCCGAAGTCCGCGACGCACTCCGCGACATCCTGGGCCGAGCCGACGCATGACCAGCACCCCCGACGCCACCGGCCGCTACCTCGACACCCCAGGCGAAAACAAAGTCTTCGCACTCCTCTGCCAAGTCCCCGAGATCACCGAGGCACTCGCAGGCATCTGCAGCGACGGCTACCGCCAACGCATCTCCTACGAACCCCGCGTCAGCGCCAGCCCCACCGACGTCGTCCCGTACGACACCGCAGCACAAGACGCCGCCTACTACCTCGACAACGAACTCTGGACCTGGGCCAACCACGTATGCGAACACCGCGGCCTCCGCTACGACGGCCCCGTCACACCCATCGGAATGGCCGAATGGCTCCGCAAGAACATCACCGCCCTCGCCATGACTCCTGGCGCCGACGAAGCACCCGCGTCGCTGCGTCGCGTCATCCGAGCAGCACGACGCGCCGCCCGCCTGCCGATCGAACCCGAGACATGGCGCTACGGATCCACCACCGTCGCCCGCGACACCCAGCTCAACGCATCCGCAATCGCCATCGCCGCGAAGGAGCTCGGCCCCGAATACTCCCGGCTCGATCGCGAGCGCGTGAAGAGCCTCCGAAGGACCGGCCGCATCACCCCCGTGCGCCTCAACTCCGAGGGCGTGCCGATCTACCGACTGGGCGACGTGATGGACGCCCACCTCGCCACAGCGACACGAAACCGGGTGAGCGCCTGAACCTCTTATCCCCACCCCTTTGATACGCTCAGCGCGTAGGCGCGAGATGACCCCACCAGCAGGGTCACTCGCGCTTCGTCGTTTCCAGACGTCCATCCTCGAAGCACCACCTCGCGAGTGCTCGGATGGACCGCCCACGCCCCGGAATCTCACGCCGGACGAGCGTGGGCGTCAACTTCCCCGAGGAGGGCCGAATGAACCACAGGATGGAACGTTCCACCCGCCTCCCATGCGCGCGCGTAGTGGCCCATGGCCGCGTGGACCGATGAGGAGAGCCGGCGCCTTCGCGAACTGCATGAGCAGGGGATGTCGCTGCGGGCGATCGCAGAGGAGATGGGCCGGCCGCAGAGCACGGTGTCTCGGTGGGCGGATCGGCTGAACCTGAGTTTCGACCGGTCGAAGACAAAGAAGGCCACAGAAGCCCGTGTCATCGACCTCAAGGCACGCAAGGCCGTCGCTGCGGAGAACGCACTGGAGATCCTCGAGCTGTCGCAGGCTGCGATCCTGGCGACACTCCGAGGCAAGAAGGGGTGGTCGACGCTGATCCGCGGAAGCGAAGGCCGCGAAGTCGAGGCGCAACTCGACTTCATTCCCTCGCGAGACCTGCGGGAGCAGACGAACGCGCACACCGGCCAGGCGGCAGTCCTCGACAAGCTCACCGACACCACCACCGAGCACGACAACGCCAAGTCGATGCTCGGCCAGCTCGAGGCAGCACTGATTGCAGCGGTCCACGACGAGGAGGAGGCCGGCGCGAGTGGGGATCCTGGACAGGCTGTCGATCTCCCGGAAGCAGGCCCACTCGATTGCGACAGCGAACGCTGACGCTTCCAGGTCGCAGCTGAACCTGTGGCACGGCGCGGTCCGGTCCGGCAAGACCATTGGATCGCTGGTGAAATTCGAGATGAAACTCGCCGACGCACCCTCGACCGGTGAGAACGTGCTGATCTCCCGCACACGGGACACCGCCTACCGCAACGTACTCGCCCCGATGATGGACCCCAGCCTCTTCGGGGACCTCGCCAGCGCCGTGCACTACAACCGCGGCGCACCGACCGCGAACATCCTCGGCGAAACCGTCCACGTCATCGGCGCATCCGACGTCCGCGCCGAAAGCGTCATCCGAGGCATGACCATCAAACGGTCCTACTGCGACGAGATGACCCTCATGGCCGAAGAGTTCGTGTCCATGCTCATGTCCCGACACTCCGTCGACGACGCGTGGATGGGCGGCACAACCAACCCGGACGGGCCGCGGCACTTCCTCAAACGCGACTACATCGACCGGGCCGACGAAATGGGGCACCGCATCTTCCATTTCGGCCTGGAGGACAATCGCGCCCACCTGCCCGAGGGGTACATCGAAGCGCTCGACCGGCAGTACACCGGCATGTGGAACGACCGGTTCATCAAGGGCCTGTGGACGATGGCGGACGGTGTCATCTACGAGATGTTCGACCCGGCCGTGCATGTCGTCGACCGACTCCCCGAGATGCAGCAGCTCCTCGCGATCGGCATCGACGACGGCGTCAACCACCCCGCCGCCGGCATCCTCCTCGGCCTCGGCGCAGACAACCGCCTCTACGCCATGGCCGAGTTCGCGCCACCGGCCGGCACACCCGCCGACCGCACACGACTGCTACGGCGCTTCGAGAACGAGCACGGCACACCCGACTTCCACTTCGTGGACCCCTCTGCGGCCGCGCTGAAGCTGCAGATGAACCGCGAAGGGTTCGTCAACGTCGCGAACGCCGCGAACAGCCACAAGCTGGGCATCGGTGTCGTCGCGTCACTGTTGTCCACGCAGCAGCTCATGATCCACAGCAGCTGCACGAACCTGCTCAACGAGATCCCCGGCTACGTGTGGGATTCGAAGGCTGTCGAGCGCGGCGAGGACGCGCCCGTCAAGGAAAACGACGACTTCTGCGACGCACTGCGCTACGCGGTCGCCACCTCCCAGTTCCAGTGGCGCCACGCCGTGCCGCTACCCGACGATCACCGATTCGACACCGAGGAGACCGCAGCATGACCAGCATCCGCGCGAACATGGCCTGGCCGCCGCCCGAACTGGGCAAGGTCACCGCCCGTGTCGCCGAATGCCGCGTCTGGTGGGGAGGCGACCCCGCCAAGCTCGACGACTTCTACGGAGCCGGCGGCCGCACCTCACCCACCGGCGCCACCCTCAAACGCCGCGCACAAGACGCGTGGGACGCATTCTGGGGCCGCACCCAGCACAACCCCAGCCAATCCGGGAAACGCCTCCACGCCCCGATCGGCAAAGACATCGCCCAACTCTCGGCCACATCACTGTTCTCGAAGCCGCCGGTGATCCTCGCCGCCGACGACGAACTCGACACGGTGCAGGCCCGCGTCGACGACCTGTTCAACACCCCCCGATTCCACTCCAGCCTGTACACCGCGGGGGAAACCTCGTCTGCGCTCACCGGTGTATTCGGCAGGGTGGTGTGGGACGACCAGGTGCAGCAAGGCACGTGGATCGAATGGGTCGACCCCGATCATGCGATCCCCGAATGGTCCAGGGGCCGGCTCAAGTCCGTCACGTTCTTCACCGAACTCGAATCCGATGACCCTCGGGACGTGTGGAGGCACCTCGAACGGTACGAGCGCGGCCGGATCGTGCACGAGCTGTACAAGGGCACCCAACACAACCTCGGCACGCTGCAGGAGCTGGGCGCGCACGACGCGACCGCAGACATCAGCGTGGAACTTGCTGGGGACGGATACTCGATCGTCGACCTCGGCGTGGACGAGCTCGCCGTCGAGTACGTGCCGAATCAGCTCCCGAACCCTGAGTGGGCGGAGGATCCGCAGCTGCGGAACCTCGGCGCCTCCGACGTCGGCGCGGTCGATCTCGTGCCGCTCTATCACCAGATCGACCGCACCTACAGCTCACTGATGCGGGACGTGCGCGTCGCCCAGGCACGCATGTTCGCCTCCTCCGAGGTACTGCAGCACCGCGGCGCCGGCCAGGGCATGTTCCTACCCGAAGATCAGGAACTGTTCACGCAGGTCGGTACCGGCATCGGTAAAGAGGGCGGCGCTGAGTCCATCTTCCAGTTCCATCAGCCCGCCATCCGGGTGCTCGAGCACGACCAGGTGGGGGAGATGCTGCTGCGTGAAGTGCTGCGTCGCACCGGGTATTCGCCGGTGTCGTTCGGCATGTCCGATGAGGTAGCGCAGACAGCGACCGAGGCCGCCGGAAAGAAGGAATCCACGGTCACCACGACCGAGGGGAAAGCCCGCTACTTCGGTGTCGCCATCCAGCATTTGACCACGGTTGCTCTGCGGATCGACCAGAAGAAGTTCCCGCACCTCGGCGTGGAGCTGCACGAGCCGCTGGATCTGGACTGGCCGCCGTTCGCGCAGGAATCCGACCTGTCCCGCGCTCAGACGGTGCAGGCATGGTCGGTCGCTTCGGCCGCGTCGACACGCACCAAGGTCCGCTACCTGCACCCGGACTGGACGGAAACGCAGATCGACGAGGAGGTCGAGTTGATCGATGCGGCGAACACGGTGGAGATGCCGGCGTTCTTCGGATCCGACAGCAGCCTCGGCGATCAGGGAGGCGACGAACAGCCTGAGAACGAACAGGGCCAGGCACCAGAGGAGACCAGCGAGGAGGTGTAGCGGGTGGCACTCGACCCCGAGCACGCACGCAACATCCCCGCCCACCTCATCGCCCTCTACACCGACGCCGAACTCACCCTCCTGCGCCTGCTCGCCGAAGCCATCATCGACAGCATTGACACCGACCAATGGCAACAAGTCCAAGCCTCACGGCAGGTCGAGTTCCGGCAGGCCGCCGAAGCACTCGCACGGCACCTCCAAGCCGCCATGCCCCAGCTCCTGCAGGATGCGGTGCAGGCCGCGGCCGCCCTCGGCGAGCAGGCAGCCGACGAGGACGCCGACCCACAAACTCCCGCAGCGGTAAGCGCGGCCGCTACGGGAACGGCTGCGGCAGCGCCCGGGCGCGCACCGCGTCGCGACCGCGTCCCGGTTCCCCGCACTGTCGCAGCCGCCCAATCCGCCTGGTCCACCCTCGCCCACGCCACACAGCAGCTCCCCGGCAACGCGGACCGCCTGTACGGACAGGTGCTCGCACAGATACAGATCCGATCCCAAGAGGTCCCGAGGCTCACCCCGCACACCGGTGGCATCCTCGGCGCACCACGCGCGACCGGCACCCGACTGGACGCAGCCCAGCAGGCCCTCGACATCCTCACCAAGCGAGGCATCACCGGATTCCGGGACCGCGGCGGCCGCAACTGGTCACTGACCTCGTACGTCGAGATGCTGTCCCGCACAGTGGTGAACGAGGAACTGCGCGAATCCCACATCGCCCGGGCCCTCGAACACGGCCACACGCTGATGGTGGTGTCGTCGCATTCGAAGCCGGCACCGCAGTGCCAGCCGTACGAAGGCCAGGTGCTCAGCCTGGACGGCAGCACGGGCACGGTCGAGCTGAAGTCGGCGACGACCGGCCGCCAGGTGCAGGTGCGGATCAAGGCCACGATGCGCGAGGCCATCTCGAAGGGCTTTCGGCATCCGAACTGCGGGCACGCGCTCAGCAGGTTTGTGCCGGGCGCGTCACGCACGTTCACGACGACGCCGGACCCCGAAGGCTATGCGGCCACCCAGAAGCAGCGGGCCATGGAGCGCGCCATCCGCGACACCCGCCGCCGGCAGGCTGTCGCGGTCACCCCGCAGGCGAAGCGCGAGGCCGCGGCCCGGCTCCGGGCGCAACGCGAGGCGATCGCCCAGCACGTCGACGAGCACGGCCTGACCCGCCGGCCGCGACGCGAGCAGATCAACCAAGCTCGCTGACCACCACACGCTTCCGCCCCTGGGCGGACACCCCGACACCGCGACGGTGCCCGGGGCAACACCGCAGCGCGACGCTGCACACACGAAGGAGCACCATGCGCACCACCACGACCCTCGCCCTCATCATCGGCGCCGGATACGGCCTCGACCCGTTCGCCACCTCCGGCCGCTGGCCGAACCGCATGCACCCCCGTCGCGACGACGAGGGACACAGCAACGGCGACGGCGGCCAGACCGGCCAGGGCGACGGCACCGGTGGGGATGCAGGTGCCGGCAAGCCAAACACCGACGACACCGGCAAGCCCGACGGCGGTGACGACGAGCAGCTCGGTGAAGGCGGCAAGAAGGCCCTCGACGCCGAACGGGCAGCCCGCAAGGCCGCGGAACAGGAAGTCGCCAAATTCAAGGCGGCAGCCGAAAAGGACCGCCTCGCCAAGCTCGACGACCAGCAACGCGCCGAAGCCGAACGCGACGCCGAGAAGAGCCGCGCCGAGAAGCTCGAAGCCGAGCTCGCCGTCGAACGAGCGGCGCGGAAGCACGGCATCACCGACGACAAGGACCTCGAGCTGTTGGCCGGCGTCCCCGCCGACAAGGTCGAGGCCCTCGCCAAGCGTCTCGCCGCGACCAACGCCAGCGCCAACTCCGCCGGGCGCTCCGGCAACGGCGTCGGCGGAAGTAAGTCCACAGCAAGCCCGCTCGACGACCCGAAGAAGTTCGCCGAGAGCCTCGGCAACCGGAAGTCCGGCGTCACCATCTACTAATCCAGGAGAAATTCCGTGACCAACACCATTCTCAAGGCGGCGCAGATCGTGCAGGCCGGGCTCGTCGTGCTCGAACGCGATGTCGTCCTGCCTGGGATCGTCGAGTCCAGCGCCTCGCAGCACTTCTCGGGCCGCAGTCCCGCAAACGACACCGTGTCCATCCGCATCAACGGACGTACGGTCGCCAAGGACTACGCGTGGCGTGACCACACCGCGGCGATCGAGAACTCGGATCTGAACGAGTTCAAGGTCGACGTGAAGCTCGACACCCACCCGTACAACGCGATCGGACTGTCGGACGAGGAACTGTCTCTCGACATCTACGACTTCACCGAGCAGGTCGTTACCCCGCAGACCCGAGCTGTTGCCGAACGTATCGAGGACAAGATCTCCGCGAAGATCAAGGGTGCGACATACCCGTCCGGGTCGAACATCTCCATCTCGACGGACGGGGCGAGCGGACTGGACTTCCACGCCGGAGCGGTCGACGCGCGCAAGGTCCTGAACGACTACCACGTGCCGCAGCAGGGCCGCGTGTTCCTCGTCGGTACCGGTATCGAGGCAATGATCCTCAAGTCCGACCAGTTCCGGAAGTTCGACCAGTCCGGAGACTCGAACGCTCTGCGCAGCGCCACCATCGGAAACATCGCTGGAATGCCGGTCATCGTGTCGCATTCCATCGGTGCATACGAGTCGTACGTGTTCCATCGGTCCGCATTCCAGACGGTGTACCGGGTTCCGGCGTCCCCGCTCGGTGGCGTCGACAGTGCATCCGGGTCGTACGCCGGTATCGCGCTGCGCTGGCTGCGGGACTACGACTCGAGCCACCTGGTGAACCGGTCGATCTTCGACACGTTCTTCGGCATCAGTGTCGTGGAGGACCCGGACGACTACACCGATCCGGATTCGACGTTCTCGCTCAAGCGTGCAGTGAAGATCGTCCTGGGCACCAACGCGTTCACCGTGGACGTCGGCGGCGCGACCGGTGGCACCTTCACACTCACTTTTAACGGCCGCACCACCGGTGCGCTGAACTACAACGCGACCGCAGCGACCATCAAGACCGCGCTGGTTGGCCTCGACGACGGTTTCGGCGCCGACGACATCACCGTCACCGGATCGGCGGGCGAATACACGATCGCGGTCCCGGGCGCACTTTCGGGTAGCGGTGCTTCCCTGACTGGCGGAACCGGCCTCACCGTCACCGCAGTCTGACTGAGCTTGGTGGTTGGTGCGTCAACCGCGTGCCCCGGCAACTCTCGGCACTCACCGCGCGCGAAGGACGACTGGGGGCTTCCACGCCGGGTTCCTTTCGGCCCCTGCAGCGGCGTACCTGCGCACCAACCACCAACCCCCGAGGAGGCTCCATGGCACCCGTCTACGCCACCACCGGTGACCTCGAAACCTGGACCGGCAACCCAGCACCCGACAACGCCGCGGCGCTCCTGCGCGAGGCATCAACGCTCGTCGCGTCCGCGATCATCGCCGATGTCTACCCGACGACAGCGACAGGCCTGCCATCCGAAACGGGCAAGCGCACCGCGGTACGCGAAGCGACCTGCCAACAGGCTGGCTACTGGGCACGGCACAACATCGACCCGACGGCCGGCACTGCCGGGCTCGACGAGGTTGTCACCGCCTCGGGCATCGACGGCGCCTCGGTCTCCACGAACGCTGGAGAGCTCGCCGCGGAGAAGGCGGCCAGCGTCGAGGGTCTCACCTCGTCGGCGCTGCGGATTCTCCGCCTGGCCGGGCTCGGTTCGTCGTGGGTGGACTCGTGGTGACCGACCCGCTGGCGTCGTGGTGGACGTGGCCTGTGCTCGTCGCACGCAAGATCGGCGACGGCCCGTACGGTCCCGCACACGCCGCCCCGGTGGAGGTGCGCGGGAAGGTCACAGCGAAGCGGAAAAAGGTGCTGGCACCGGACGGTTCGGAGGTCATCTCCGAGGCCCGCGTCTCGATGCCTGCCACCACGCCGCTGATTCCACCCGGGTCGCTGGTGACCCTGCCGCCCGAGTTCGGGGGCCGGACCGCTGAGGTGTTGGCCGAGCAACTGCACCACGACGGTGCCGGCCGAACCCCGAACTTCTACAGCGTCGACCTGACCTGAGGAGCAGTTCATGACTGAAGTCGAAGTGCTGCGCGCACCCTCATACGAAGGCCGAAAGATCCTCGTCGACGCCATCTGGATGGCGGCGTACATCACCGTGGTCAGCATCGGGCTCGGCGACCAGATCGCCAGCGAATACGCCGACAGCATTACCAAGTCCATGGCCGAGAACTTCGACGAGGTGGCGGCATGACCATGTGCGAACGATGGCATCGGCTCCGCGGTCACACGCTCAGCCGGTTCCCATCCCTCGGCGGTCGGTACACCTCCGTGCGCTGCTCATGCGGAACGAGGTGGCCGGAATGATCCTGAACTTCGGCATGGCCGCGATCCGGGCCGCCGCACAGCGAGGCCTCGACGACGCCGCCGAGGTCGTCAAACAGGAGTCGATCGAGCGCACGCCGAAGGAAACCGGCGAGCTGCGCAACGACTGCAAGACAGCCTCAGGCGACCTCGAAGCGGCCGTGTACTACGACCTTCCGTACGCGGCCCGCCAGCACGAGGAAGTGGGCTGGCATCACGAGCACGGTGAGGCGAAGTTCCTCGAGAACGCTGTGATCGCGAAGCGGCAGGAAGTCGGGCAGGTCATCGCCCAAGCCATCCGGGAGGCACTGTGACGACCGCGCGTGCACCCGACACCACCGCCGTAGAAGACGCGCTCGCGCAGCGTCTTCACTCTCTCGGGCTCGTGCGATACGAACCCACCGGCATCTACGGCACCGGCACACTCCCCGCGGTGTTCTTCGGCGCGATGCCAGACACCCCGAACGACGCCATCGTCATCAACACCTACAACGACGACCGATCCCGCGACGACGACAACCCGGACTACTACCTGCAGATCCGGGGACGCCGCGCCGGCCGAGATCCTCGTGCCGTCGACCAGCTCATGGACGCCATCTACCGGGCGATCCACGACACCTCCCACCAGATGTGGGGGAGTGTCCGGGTCCTGCTCTGCCGCCGCGTCGTGCGCGCCCAACGCGACCCCGACGCGAACGGGCGCTGGACCCGCCCCGATTCGTACCGCATCACTGCCAACCCGTCCTAGGAGGACGACCCCATGACTGCACCCACCCAGGCCCTCGCGTCGACCCTCGCACGCGACTGGATTCTCGAAGCCGAAACCGCTCCCGATGTTTGGACGCGTGTCCGCGGCCTCTCCTCGGTCGCCCCCATCTTCGAGGGCGCCGAGCAGGACGACTCCGACATCGACTCGGAGGGCTTCGCGTCCCAGATCGTCACCGGCCTCGCGTTCCGCATCGAAGGTGGCGGCAAGCGCAAGGGCGAGAACACGTCCGGATTCGTCGACGACCCGGGCCAGAACTTCCTGCGCCAGAAGGGCCGCAAGACTGGCTACGACAACGTCGTGACGGTCCGCATCTACCGGCGCGACGCGCTGCCCGACGCCTACGAAGCCGAGACCACGGTGAAGTGGACCGACTCGCCGGCGTCCGACCCGAACGCGCTGCAGGAGTTCAGCTTCACGCTGTCGGGCCGCGGCAAGCCCCGCGACATCGTCAAGCCGCTCGTTCCGTCCGGTGACCAGAACTTCACCGTCACGATCGGCGGAGCCACTGCGGGCACCTTCACCCTGACGTGGAACACCAAGACCACCGCGCCGATCGCCTTCGATGCAACGTCCGCGGCGATCAAGTCGGCGCTGGCTGCGCTCGACGACGGCTATGTCGCCAGCGATTTCACGGTCACCGGATCGGCGGGTGGCCCGTTCGCCGTCACCGTCCCCGGCGGCGTGCTGACCGGTGACGGCTCCGGCCTGACCGGCGGAGCATTCGCCGTCGCCGCGGCCTGACCGCCCCATGACCACCCGCTGGGAGTAGAGCTGCGCTGCTCCCGGCGGGTGTTTCACCCAACGGAAGGAGTCCGGTGGAGGACCTCGCCACCTTCATGGACCCCGCGCTGCACCTACCGATCGCCGGCCGCGACTACGCGATCCACTGCACTGCCTGGCAGGGGCTACGCGCGCACCAGCTCATCGCCACCCGCCCACGCCTGGACGACGCGCAGGAACGCGCCGAGATCCTCGCGATCCTCGGCGACACCTACCAGCAGATGGTCGACGACGGAATCGGCTGGCCCACCATCGCCCACGCCGGCCGCACCGCCATGCTGTGGTTCGGGCACTCCGAAGCCGCCGGTCAGGCCCACTGGGAGAGCACAGGTGTGCCGGGAAATCCGATACCCCCATCCCCGAAGCAGGCAGGGATGGGGGAGAAGCTCCGCTCGATCCTTCAGCGCCCGGCACCTACGGACCGGATGATCCTGGCGGCGGCCCGTACGACCCCGTAACCGGGGTGCGCGAGTGGTACAACGACGAGCCTGACCGGCCGAAACCTGGCCAGGTCGCACGCACAATCGTCGACTGCCTACATCACTGGACCGACATCGAACTCGACCTGCAAGACAACGGGATCGACCTCGAATCCGGTGTCCTGCACACCCACTCGTGGCGATGGCTGCGCCTGCGCATCACCGCCCTCGCCGCAGATCCAACCTCCCGCCTGCACAAGGCGCTGACGAAAGGCGTGTAGTGGCGCTCAAGGACCTCACCGAAACCGGCTTCGACCCGGACCTCCACCTGCCGATCCGAGGCAAGCGCTACACCGTCCCGGCGCCGGACTACGAGGCAGCGAAGGCCATGCGGGAGATGGTGACAAAGGACGGGATGCCCCCGGTCGAACAGACCCAGCAAGCCATCGACGCCCTCGGGACTGCGTTCGGCGAAATGGTCGCCGACGGCCTGCCCTGGCCGATGATCCTGCACGCCGGCCGTACCGCGATCTTGTGGTTCGGGTTCTCCCCGGACTGGGGCGAAATCCACTGGGCCATGTCGCATCTGCCCCGACAAGCCGACCTCGAGAAGATCCTCGGCCAGCACGCCGAGCTGCTCAAGGCCAGAAAGCAACTGCGCAAGAAGGAGTAGCCCGTGGCACTCGACGTCGGCGAACTCGTCGCCCGCCTCACCCTCGACGACTCCCGCTTCGTCCAAGGCACCGAGCGGGCCCAGCAGCAGAGCCAGCGAGCCACCCAGCAGATCTCCAACGGCTTCCAGCAAATCAGCCAGGCAGCGCAGCGCGCCGGCCAAGCCGCCCAGGCCGTCGAGATCAACCGCCGGCTCGAGCAGCAGGCCCGCGACGCAGCGCAGCGTATTCAGGAGTTGGAGCGCAACGCACAGCGCGCCGACCAGTCCGTCGACGACATCGTCATGAACACCCAGCTGCTGAACGACGCCCGCCGTGCCGCTCAGGAGATAGAGGAGATCCAGGCTGCCGCACGTCAGGCGGCAGGCGCGGTCGACACCATCGAGCTCGGCAACCGGCTACAGCAGGACCTGCAGGCCGCGCAGCAGGAACTTGAGGACCTGTACCAACAGGCGAGTCAGGGCGGAGGGCCGGCGGGCAGCCGGTCCGGCGGGAACTTCCTGTCCGGGTTCGCTGACGCGGTCGGCAATCTCGGCTCGAAGACCGGCCCGATCGGTGCATCCCTCCTTGGTGTCGCCGCGATCGGCCTCACTGCGGGTGCGGCGCTCGCCGCTGCGATCAAGGACGGCATGTCCGCCGAACTGAACCGGGACCTGTTCCAGGCGCAGACGGGCGTGACGGAAGCGCAGGCCCGGAAATTCGCACAGGCCGCGGGCGAAGCGTACGCCGACACGTTCGGCGAGTCGCTCGAGGCGAACCTCGGCACCGCAAAGGCGGCACTCGGGAGTGGCCTGCTCGATCCGGGTGCGACGCAACGCGATGCGGAGCAGATGATCCGCTCCCTCGACGGTGTCTCCCGCATCATCGGCGAGGAGATCCCGCGGGTGTCCCGATCGGCCGCGCAGGCCGTCAAGACCGGGTTCGCCGCCGACGTCAACGACGCATTCGACCTCATCGTCAAGGGCTCTCAGATGGGCCTGAACGTGTCCGAGGACTGGCTCGACACAATCGACGAGTACGGCACCCAGTTCCGGCAACTCGGCCTCACCGGCGCCGAAGCGATGGGACTGATGGGCCAGGCCGTGAAGGCCGGCGCCCGCGACACCGACACCGCAGCGGATGCGCTGAAGGAGTTCGCGATCCGCGCACAGGACGGATCGAAGGCCAGCGCCGAAGGCTACGAACTCCTCGGATTGTCGGCAGAGGAGATGACCGCGAAGATCGCGGAGGGCGGCGAGTCTGCCCGTGACGGTCTCGAACTGGTGCTCACGAAGCTGCGCGAGATCGAAGACCCAGTCGAACGGAACGCGGCCGCCGTCGCACTGTTCGGCACCAAGGCCGAGGACCTCGGGCAGGCCATGTACGCCATGGACCTGACAACCGCTGTCCAGTCGATGAACGACTACGAAGGCGCCGCCAGACGCGCCATCGACGTCATGAACGGCAACGCGGCAACCTCTGTAGAGGGCGCAACACGTGCTGTCAGCATGGCGGCAGATGGACTGAAAGCAGCCTTGGCTGAAGCCTTCGGGCCCCACATCCAAAAGTTCGCAGACACCATCAGCAACAACCGGGCCGGCGTCATCCAGTTCTTCATCGACATCGGCAACAAGGCGTTCGACGGAGCTGAAGCAATCCTGCAGTTCGTAGCGAACGGTATGCGCGGATTCGGAGAATTCGCCAAGTCTGGGTCCGACATGGCGGCGTCCATGCTCGACACGTTCTCTGTGATCGTTGCCGGACTGGATGGCCTGCTCGGGCCGCTCGGTGACCTCATCCCCGGAATGCCCGACTTCGGCGATGTCGCGAAGGATCTGCAGAGCTTCGCCGACAAGGCCCGCGATGGCGGTGTGGCGATCCAGAACGGCATGAATGCTGGGGCTGACGGCATCGAGAACCGCCTGATCCCCGCGGTCGGCGCCGCTCAGGACCGGTTCAACGATTTCGCTGGCGATCTCAAGCTGTCGGCTGCATTCAACGACGAGATCCAGAAGGTCAACGACTCGATCTCCGAAGTCGGAATCGCCATAGACGGATCGACCGTCAAGATCGAGAACTTCAATGGGACTCTCGACAGGTCGATTCCGACGCAGGCTCGCCTCGATCAGCAGTTGGCCGGCCTCAAGGATCGGTTCGAGACACAGACCCGTACTGGTCTCGAGGCGGGTGCCACGATCGAGGAGCTGACCGGGCAGTACGCCGCAAACCGTGGCGAGCTGATTCAGCAAGCGATGCAGATGGGACTGACAAATCGGCAGGCCCTCGAGCTGATCAACAGCTACGGGCTCGTGCCGAACCTCGTTCAGACGCAGATCCGGCAGCCGGGCATGCCCGAAGCGCACTCAGCGCTCGATGTCCTCCAGGGCAAGATCGAGGAAACGCCCGACGAGAAAGTCATCCTCACCGAAGCGTTGACCCAGGACGCGATCGACGAGCTGAAGCATCTCGGGATCACGGTCAAGGAACTCCCCGACGGGACCGTCGAGGTAGTTGCCGAGACGGACGAGGCCGACCTGACGATGCGGCAGTGGCTTGCCCAGCAGCGCTTCGCTGACGTCCAAGTGCGTGTGCACTACCAGAACCTCCAGGCACAGAACGATGCGATCGTGTCATCGGCGGCCGCAGCCGCTCAGCGTCAGGCGGAGACCGGGCAGTATCAGCGGGTCCACTACGCCGACGGCGGTGTCCGTACGCGCGCCAATGGCATGCTCGACACTGCGCACATCGCTAACGGCCAGGGAAACGGCATCCTCGCCCGCACCCCATTCGGACCGGTCCGTTACGCGGAGGGTGAGACCTGGTGGGAGGCCTACATCCCGGGTGCGATGTCGAAGCGCCCACGCTCCGAACGCATCTTGCAGGAGGTCGCCAAACGCTTCGGGTTCGGGCTCATCCGCACCGTGCGCGGTGAGGCCGGGAAGATCTTCAAGGGCGACCCGAAGTCTCTCGACGCACAGTCCGATCCGACCGGGTGGCGGGCGCTGCTCGGCGGGGACTACTCAGGTCGCACCGCCTCGCTCCTCGGCATCCAGGAGGATCACCCGCTCGTCGACGTCATCCTCAGCGCGCGCAAGGCCATCGCCGAGGGCGACTACGACGGCGCCCTCGCGAACTACGGCATCCACGAGGACAGCCCGATCACGGATCTGCTCCTGCGGCTGAACGAGGGACTGTTCCCGAAGATGGCCGACGGCGGGATCGTCGGGCCATCCGGATTCGACGCTCAGGCGGCGATCGACCGCGCGAAGTCGAAGGCCGGCCGCCCGTACGGGTACGCCACCCTCGACGACTGCTCCGGGCACCTGTCTGACGTGTTCAACGCTGGCACCGGGCAGTCTGTTCGGTTCACGACTGCCTCGGACTTCGCGTCGATGGGCTGGGCTCCCGGCTACGACCCGAATGGATTCTCGATCGGCACCAATGGCGGTGTGGAGATGGACGGCCACATGGCGGGCACTCTGTACGGCGTCAACATCGAGTCCGACGGCAGCAACGGTGTGCAATACGGCGGTGGCGCGGACGGGGCTCTCGACTTCCCGCAAGTGTGGCATTGGCCCGGCGCCACGATGGGCGACGACCCGTCGACCGAGCGTCGCGGCATGACCGGCGAGGACTCGTCGGCGGGGCGCGCTGTCGGCGTCACTGACTCGGGTGCGGTGATGTCCACCGATGGGCAGCGGGTGTTCGTCACGAACTGGCCCGACACCCTCGGCGGCAGCAGCAAGGCCGAGGAGAAGCCTGCCGACGAGCGCAAGCCGATCCTGACCGCCGGACTCAAGGTGTTCGAGAACGGTGGGCTGCGGGCCCCTCAGGACGCGTTCATCGCCGGCGACGGCGCCGAGCTCGTGCACTTCGCCGAGAAGGGCACCGGCGGCGAGGGATACATCCCGCTCGCCCCGTCGAAACGCCCCCGGTCGGTGGCGATCACCCGCGAGATCGCCAACCGCTTCGGGTTCGAGCTGGTGCCGATGGCCGACGGTGGCCTCACCGGCTTCGGTGGATACGGCGGCCGCAGCCCCGCGTCGTTCGACGTGCCACTCACCCCGGACGGCTGGGCCGGAATGTCCGCGAACAAACGCCGGGCCACGATGTACAACCTCGCCGCCCTCGGGATCGGCGGAGCGTTCGCGCTCGCATCCGGGTTCGACGCAGACGGCCGCTTCACCGGACAGTTCGACACCGGCGCCAACTCGCATCCGGCGCTGGAGAAGGGCTTCCAGATGCTCGTCGAGAAGCTCGAGGAAATCCGGGCCGTTGCCGCCAACCCGGACCCCGTGGACGTGCAGGTCGACGTGGACCGCGGCGCCGGGACCGCCAACCTCTCGATCATGAAGGCAGGGATGTAGATGGCGAGGCGGTACGTCCTCGAATGCGAAAACGGGCAGGTGTGGGACTTCACGTCCTCCACCTGCCCGCTCTCGTTGCGCACCGATCCGACCGGCCTCGAAGGCGCGGAGTTCGCGTTCGACGACCAGAAGAACGTCGACCAGGCCGGCGTCACGTGGCGGGCGCGCATGGACGAGCCGAACCTGATCGGCCTGGACGTGAAGATCGCCGTACCCGACCCGGCGGCCCGGGTACGGACCGCGCAGCAGTGGCGGCAATCCCTGGGCCGCGGCAAGCAGATCCACCGGTTCTGGACGATCACCGACGAGGCCGGTCGCCGCTTCCAGGATGTGCGACTGGCGTCGAAGCTCGGGCCACTGAACTACACGCTGCTCCGCAACGCCGGGATCGTGTTGTCCGACCCGGTGATGTTGCGCTCGGACGAATCGTGGTGGCGGCGAATACCGGTCGTGAAGACCTTCACCCCGGCCGACTTCGCGACCGCCGCGGTACGCACCAACTCCGACGAGCCGGTATGGCCGCACCTGCGGATCACCGGCCCGATCACGCTCCCCACGATCGGCTGGATGGGGGAGACCGTGCCGCTGCCGACGATCGCCGCCGGGGACTACCTCGACATCGAGACCGACCCGGACTGGTTCCAGATCAACGACAGCACCGGCGCCGACCGGTCGTGGGTCGGCCGCCGCTGGTACAAGCAGATCCCCGCCGGCCGACTCACCGTGCCGATCGCCATCACCGGCACCGGCACAACCTCAGCAACGAAGGTGGAGATCACCGTGCCCCAGCTGCACTGGGCGGCCCTGTGACGGCCGCGTACACGCCCGGCTATCCCCGCCCCACCCGCGACGACGTCACCGGATTCGACATCGAGATCGGCCAGCCGGACGCCTTGTCCTGGCGGCCGCTCGGTGGGTACATGACCGCCGAATTCGAATGGCACTGGTACCTGCCCACTTCGGCGGTGATCCAGATCAAGCCGGATCATCCGATGGCCGCGTACCTGGTGAACTGCCGGCGCCGCGTCATCCACGTGCGCACGTACCGGAACGGTATCCCGTGGGATGGCCGGATCATGCGCGCGAACATCAAGGGCAAGCCGGGTCGTGAGGTCATCACCCTCTACTGCATCAGCAACCTGATGTGGATCCTGCGGGGCCTGGCGTGGGTCAACAACATCACGCCGCCAGAGTTCCAGCTGTCGCTGACCGGGAAGCAGAACGTGAAGTGGGGGCCGCCGGACTTCGTGTTCAAGGCGTACCTCGCCGAGACCATGACCCGGCTGCGAAAGCCCGTGTGCGCGGCACTTCCACTGCGCTACACCGTGCCGACGCTGCCGGATCTCGACGACATCGACACGCTCAATGACCTGCTCGACATCGTCGCCGACGCCCTCGACGACCTGTGTGTCCTGCAGGCCCGGTTCACGCAACTCGACGAGCTGTTCAAGCAGACCGTCGAGACGCAGGAGATGGGCCTGTCGTGTCATTTGTGGACTCCATTGGACGGGCCATCGCCGCACGTCTTTAACACGACCAGCCTGTCTCAGCTCCAGTCGGTGTTCGACTACACGTCGGACAACTTCCTGAATTTCACCAACCCGGGAAACATTCTGGGGTTGGCGAATCCGGACGACTGGGGGAAGATGACCCGCTCCGGGTACGTCTTCGACACCCATGTCAAGCGGGACATGCGCAAGATTCAGTTCCGGCTGGACTCGACCCAGGTCGAGTACTACGAGCGGGACGTCGAGCACGTCGACGCACACAAGGTCGCGGTCGGTGGCAAGGCCCCGGAGATCATGAACCAGGCCATCGAGTGGGGCGCGAACTTCGCGCTCCAGCTCATACTCAATGCCCTGTTCCCCGGCCTGAACCTCGGCACGATCCTTGTCGGCGACCTGTTCGACAACGTGTTCTTCGCCTACCAGCAGTTCTGGGATCCGGACCTCGAGGCCGACCTCGGGGAGCACGGGTTCGGTGAGGTGTTCGGCGACAACACCGCCGCGTGGTCGCTCGACAGCTTCGCGGTCGGGCAGGCCGAGCTCAAGAAGCACTCCGGCTCCGACGCAGTGAAGATCCAGCTCTCGTCCGGCGCTGCCGGCCGCGGCTACTGCATGGGCGTCGACGACGGCACCGGCCGCCGGTACCGGGTCGGGGACATCGTGACCCTGTGGGATCGCGGCGTCGAGATCGAGCAGTGGATCTCGGCGGTGAAGATCACCGACCGCGGTGACGGCCGGATGGTCGAGACCGTCACGTTGGGCGAGGACAAGGCCCTGAAGGACGGCTGGGAGCGCGTGATCGCGCATCTGCAGAACTTCGCAGGTACCGCCCGCGGTATCGCCAACAGCGTCTAGGAGGACGCCATGTCATTCCGAAAAGCCTACGGCTACAGCCACAGTGAAAACGGGTGGCGGATGTGCAACCGCGACGAGTGCGTCGTGGCGAACCCGCTGCCGTACACCAACACCGCACCGATCCGAGCCGGTGACGCCGCGACGATCCTCAACGCGTGGATCATCTGGTACCACCGCAACGTCGAACCGCTGACGTCCCCGGTGTGGGGCTGGTCCAACGAGAACGCGGTCGGCAACTCGAACCACCTGTCCGGCACCGCGGTCGACATCAACGCCCCGAAGTACCCGTGGGGTCTGCGGTCGATGCCGGCCGCTCGCATCGCGAAGGTGCGCGAAGGTCTGCGCCTGTTCGAAGGCTCTGTGTTCTGGGGTGCCGACTGGGGCCGTGCGGATGAGATGCACTACCAGATCGGCTGGCGTGAGGGCGATCCCCGTGTTGCCGTGTTCGCTGCCAAGCTGAACGGCGGGCACCTCGGGATCTACACCCCGGGCCCGGCCGCACCGGCGTCCGCACCGACAGCGTCACGGCCGACGCTCTCCCGAGGCTCCACCGGCGACCACGTGCGCTACCTGCAGACGCTGCTCAATCGCGCGTACCCGCTGTACTCGCGCCTCGTCGTCGACGGCGACTTCGGCCCCGCAACCGAGAGCGTTGTGCGGGAATTCCAGCGACGCGCAGGCCTGGCCGTCGACGGTGTTGTCGGCCCGGCCACCTGGCGCCGGCTCGGTGTCTCGTGACACGGCTCGCCATCGCGGCCGCCGTCGTCCTGTCCCTCACCCGTTGGGGCCGGTTGCATGCGCGGATCCTGCGCGCTGACCGGTCCGAGCGCTACCCCTCGTAGGAGGCACCCATGTCGGACGGAAACGTCATCGACATCATCACCAGGCAGGTCGTCGAGAAGGTCGCCGCCGAGGTCGACGCCCGGATCGATGCGGGCGTGAAGATCATCACCGACGAAGCACACCGCCGTATCGACGGATACCTCGCCGAACTGCCGCGCCCGGTCGAAGCGGAGCTGGTCGTGCAGGAGCCCGCACCCGCCAAGGTGGACGCCCGGAATCGGGCCTGGCGCACCACCGTCCAGGGTGCGGTCGCCACCGTGCTGGTCGCGGTGCTGCTCGCGCTCGCCGAACTGCTCGGCACCGGCACTCTCGACCTCACCACCGGCGGCGCATGGAAGGCCATCGCGGGAACTGCTGGCGGCGCTGCCCTCATGGCGGTTCTTGCGTACGTCCAGCGGCTCGTCAGCCCGCCGAGGGACCGCTGATGGGGGAGTGGCTGCTTGCGTTGTTCTCGCCTGAGCGGATCCAGGCGTTGGGCATCGCGGCGACAAGCCTGTTGACGGCATGGATGACTCGGCAGGCGGCAGTCATCAAGCGGCTCCAAGCCGAGGTCGCCGAACTCAAAGCAGGACGCGCAGAGGACCAGCGGAAGTTCCGACGGGCGATCTGGCTTATCCGCGACTTGCTGTCGTACGCGACCGCTCTCGAACTGCTGATGGAGCGGCACATCCCGCATGTGACACCACCGCAGCGCCCCGAGATCCCCGCCGAGCTACTCGAGGAGGTGTGACGTGGAAAAGCTCCCACGCAAACGCCCCTCCGGTCACACGGACCCGATGGCGCTGATCGCTCAACACCTGCCAGGGCTCGTAGTCGACCGGATCAATCTGTTCATCCACGATCTCTTGGATCAGATGGACGGCGCAACCGGCGGCATATTCAATCTCGACGACCTCGCCGATCGTCTGTACGGCACCGAGCGTGGCCTGCAGACGAACGTGCCGCGACTCGACAACAGGATTGACCAGATCGTCCTGGAGAACATGCAGGCCCAACTCGCCACCTACAGCTCAACGGACTGGTGGTACAAGCCCACAGACGCGAAGTTCATCAGGGTCGTAGCGATCGGCGGGGCGTCCGGTGGAGGTCGCGGCAACAACGGCGGAAACGGCGGATACGGCCGCGGCGGACTGGGCGGCTACTCGGGCGGCTGGGCGATTTGGGAATTCGACGCGGCAGACGTACCAGCGTCGGTGCTGTGTACGGTCGGCCCAGGCGGCGCCGGCGCCATAACGGACGGCGGGCATGGTGCAGACGGTGGCCTGTCCAGCTTCGGTGACCTGATCGCCGCTACCGGCGGATCGTCTATCAATCAGACGTACGGCGCGGCCGTCGACCCGCTGCACGACTTCACATTCCACATTCGCGGAGGCAACGGTGCATCCCTCGCGATCGCCGGCGGTAACGGCGTGCCCACACCGGGTGGGGACGGTCCGTTCGCGCCCGGTGCTCCGATCGCGAACATTCTGGCGACCGGTGACCACGGCCTGCCCGGCGTGTCGGCCCTCGTCGGGCAGCTCGGCCTAGGGTCCGCAGGTTCGGGCGGTAACGGAAAGAACGGGGCAGGCAACGGAGGCAATGGAGGCCCCGGTGGTTGGCCCGGCGCCCCGGGTGGCGGTGGCGGCCACTACGAAATCGGCTTCGCGGGCAACGGCGGCAACGGCGCGGGCGGCGCCATCTTCGTGACCACCCGTTTCTACTGACAGGAGAATCCCATGGGCACAGCAACACTCGTCGAGGGGGACCTCGGTGGGCATCCGGGCCCGGCGCGCCTGTACCGCATCGACCCGCCGATGGCGGGCGCCGACCACATCGTGATCTACACCCGCCCGCCCGCCTACGGGCAGCAGGGCCAGGTCGTGGTCGTCCTCGCTGATGACACCGGTGCGGTCCTCGGTCGTGACGTGCGTCCGCAGGCGGGCACGCACGTGTCGCCGAATCCGTCGCACACGCTGGCGCTGCAACTCGCTGGATACGAGGTGGCGGCGTGAGCGGATA